GGGCAGGAGTTCTTCCCGCTCACGAGCCAGTGCCTGACGTTGACGCTCTGCTTCTTTTGCTTCGAAGCTGAGTTTCTTCATCCGCTTCTGGACGCGGTCACTATATGACTCGATTTCGTCATCTTCTGGGATATCTGGCCCTTCATAGTCTTTAACGCGCGGCTTATCGTCTTCCGCAACGTCATCGACTACTTCGATTTCGAAATCATCAGAAGAATCCTCACCCTCTCCGGCGATTTGACGCTCTTCATTGAGGTCTTCTTCCAGTTCCTGCTCGATATTTTCTGCTGCATTACTCATCGTTATGCCCTCTTATACCCGCGCGGATCCTCAACCACCGCCTCAACAGTGTCATCATTGATAAGACGGAACTCCTTATCCATGATTTTGAAGCGAGTGCCTGAGTATGAGCGGAAAATTACGAAATCCCCCTCCTTGCAATACGGCCCATGCGGAAATTTGTCTGGATCGCTATAGGCATCTGGGCCCGCGTCCAGCACATATCCGATAATTGAGGCAGTTTGCTCTGCGTCTTTAAGCTGATCTGGCAAATAAACGCCGCCATCAGTCTTCTGAGACACATCTAAGGTGGCGATGAGAAGTTTATAGCCCTGCGGCTTGGGAAGTTTCTTCTGAACTTCTTCCGGCATTTCCTGCTTCGTATACATTTCTAGCCTCTGCAGTGATTTAGGCTCACCGTTGCCCTGCGCCTTTATGGCGTGAAGCTAGAATCGCAGAACTAATTCTAAGTTTCAATATATCTTTTCTGAATTTCAGACATATCTGTTAGAACTAATTCTAATGCATCGAATTTACCAGTGGCCCGGCTGTATTCTTCCATAGTTTTACAGCCACCACTGACAATGTATTCGGAGAGAGAGGATTTATACTCCTCAATTCTCCTCTTGAGTGCCTCTATCGGATCCATCTGTCATCCCCTTCATGATATCCTCAGCCACTTTCAGGCCGATCTCTGTGCCTTTCATGCGCTCTTTTGACTGACGCTGATCAAGCTGTGTGGCAAGACGCGCGCCAACCTGTGCTGCTGTGCGCTGGTTCTCTGCTTCCACACGATCCTCTTGAACCTGCAGGTTGCCTGCAGTGCGGAGTCTCTCGATCTCCAGCTTCTCCATATCCACAAGGGCTTCGTGCTTGGCTTCAGCCTCCTTGAGCGCAACTTCACGCTCCTTGAGCTCAAGCTCTTTGCGCTGGATCTGAGTGAGAGGATCTTTCTCAGCCTGCTGCTGAGCCATCATCGCTGCCTCTGCCTGATCCTTACGCAGCAACTTGTCTGCTGCTTCTGCCGCCAGACGGGAAACTTCGCGCTCTACATCTTCTGGAAGCTGTGCTTCTGGGTCTGGCATCTCCACACCCAACTGCTTCTGGATTTCCACACGATACTGCATCGCAATGTGCTCTGTAACGTGAGAGGCCATAGCGCTCTGGATCGCCGCAGCAAACGGAGACTGCCCAACGATCTGCTGGATCTTTGGGTCTTGCGCCGCAGCCATGTGAACGCGGATGTGCGCTTCGTGGTCTTGATACATGAACGCCTTTACAGGCTCCTGCTTCATGATCGCCATATTCTCGCTGACAGGATCCATCGGCTTGATGTCTTCTGGCAGCTTCACGATTTCGTCAGCATCCTTAATGTTCAGGACTTCCAACATCTCACGATGAAGCTTGCCCATGTTGTAAAGCTGCGGAGCCTGCTGCGCCAACTGAAGAGCAGTTTGATATTGCACCACACGCTGCGCCATCGTGGCTGCATTCGGATCAGAAACCGGAATAACATCAACGCGACCATCGAAGTCCTCAACTCTGTTGAACTGCCCTTCGCGATCATAGTCATACTCTGGCCCCATATAGTCACCGATAACACGCGCAATCAGGCGGAGCTCCTGCTTGAGAGCCGCATGCATACGGGCTTGAACGCCAGACATAACTTTCAGTGTGCGCTCCATCAGAGCCAACGTGGTGCCGACAGGAGCATTTGGGTTCATACTGCCAACCTGAACATCGGCAATCGAACCGATACGGCGGGCTTCTTCAACCACATTGCCCAACAACTGATACAAGGTTCCAGATGGCTCTTTGTATGGCAGCGGGATCAAAGCATCGCGGATCGAACCACCCGGCACATCCACATCACGGAACTCGCCCGGCATCAGAGGAGTGTTGTCTCCAGTGATCCGCATGCCCTTTGCCTTAAAGCCTGCAGGCAGGTTGGACAGAGTGCCCGCATCGATCAACTGACGAAGAATCGAAGTCGCGGTCTTTGCCAGACCGCCGATCAGGTGAATCAAACCAAGGCCATAGAAGCCAAGACCGGGAAGATACTTGTAATGCACGAAGTGCATTAGCTTCTTTTTCTTGGGATCATCTTCATCCCAGTTGCGGCGGATAGACAGGATGGTGCGGGACGACTTGTCCATCGTCACAACATACGGACGAGCAATGCCATCTGGATCATCCAGATCCTCTGGCATGTTCATCGTGACATGCATCTCAAGAATTGTGTGACGATCATCATCATCGAGGATCTCTTCCTCGCCCATCATCTCATTGTATTTTTCCTGAATGTCAGTGATTTCAGGGGATGGGGCAGGAAGTTCAACTTCGCGATAGAAGCCGGAGATCTGCAACTCAATGATCTCGTTTGCAGTCTTCTTCATCACATGGGTGTAACGATCACAACGGCGCAGGTCTGTTGCGCCGTATCCAACAACCATGTCTTCCGCAGGAACGAACATCGCACATGGGCGTTCGTAAATCGGATCATAGTAAACCTTCTTGAAGCCAGAACCAGCGAGTGCCGTGCGGAACAGAAGCTGCTCCATCTCATCGCGGTATTCGGTCATCTCTTCCGTGATCTGGTAGTTCAGTTCGGTCTCAACGCGAACTGCTTGATCCTGAAGCTCTGGGGTTTCCTTGCCCATGATTTTGGTGCGGGCCGGGCCGCCGGCAGGGCAAAGCTCGCCCATAGCCTGTGCCTGAAAACGAACAACAGATTCAGTCAAGACGGGGTGGAACACACCGGCTGCGCCTTCCCACGGAATAGAGCGCTCTTCAACCTTCATGCCCAGAAGGTCTAAGCCTTTCACATAGGCGCGGGCCCAGTCTTCGCGAGAAGTGCGATCATTGTTAAAATCGCTAACCAACTCAGCAGCCATCTCATCCAGAATGCTATCATCGATAAATTCTGCGAGGTTGGCATTGTGATCTGGGCCAAGGATTTCGTCTGTGATCTCGCCACTGAAATCAATGATGACACCGCCATCTTCATCCTCTTGAATCGCAACAGCGTCAGGGTTGATGATATCGATCTCAATATCTTCAACTTCCATCTCATCATCGTCTTCGGGCAGATCGAGCGGCCCCATCACTTTTTCAATTGCCATAGCCTATGTCCTTCTTGGGCTTAACAAGTAATACCCTATTTCACCCCTTCGCGGCAACAGTGGTCACTGAAACCATGTAACAATTGAGAACCGATCACCACTTGTAATTTCGGTGACTTCATGCGGAAACATAAAATTTGATGGGAACACAACTGCATCACCAGCACCAAGTGAGACATCAAACTCTCCAGATAAAAATCTAAACAAACCTCCATCATAGTCTGAATTAAGATTTAATGTGCATGTCAGCACACGAGCAGCCCCCGGAAAATTATCAACATGCTGCTTGAAGTAATATCCTTCTGAATAATGCAGGAACTGATACCCTTCGTCTGAATTTATTTGTGGAATGTGGGATATATTTCTTTTTTTTACTAATGTTTCTGCATAAATATCTTTTGCTTTTTTCATGATATTAAAAATATCTTTATCAGCATCCACAAATTTTTCACCAGCAGAAGTCACAGGCTGGGAAGAAACCCACAACTGTTTAACTTTTCTATGATCAAGATTCATACCGTTAGTTGTAGAGGCCCAGTCTATCAGCTCATGGTCTTTGTATAAGTTTATAATTTCATTGCATTTTTCTTGAGAAGCAAGACCACGAATGACAACAATAAAATCACTTAAACGGTGATTGTGTTCGCCGTTTGCCATGACATTCCCCTTTCAATAATATTCAACAGGCCGTCTATAGGCCGGTTCATCATCCCACTGATCCATCGTTGTGCGAAGCCATCCGCCCTGACGGAATCGAATAAGTGCCTGCGTCACCGAGTCAACATAGTCATCATGCTCGCCCGCAGGAAATGACGCGCACTCTTCAATAACCTCTTCCGCCCACCTTGTCGGTGGTGCCCAGATAATACCGCTTGCAAATAGATCTGTCACGGCATTTGCACGGGCAATCTTGTCATTACCACGAACTGGAGTAAACTCAGTGACTGGTATGCCCATCATGCGCAGTTCAGCAATGAGCGGAGCACCGGATGCTTTCTTTTCCACAACCAGTTGGTCTGGCTCGTAGTCCCAGTATTTCTGGTGCGCGAGCCTCTTGAGCTCCGGAAACTCCATCTTGTTC